CCAAAAGAACTTCCCTTGCCTTTCGATTCAAGTTAAAAGATGCGTCAGAATCAATATATCTGTTATCTACACCGTCTGGTCTGTCAAAGAAATCAAGAACTTTACCCTGCAAGTATTCTGGAGAGGCAAACAAAAGCTCATCATCACGTCTTCGGGTTTGTCTGATTCTGTCAACCTGCTTACTAATCATGCCAAGAATAGTATTGCCAGGGCGTTGCCCAATGTATCCAGCCATTGAGTAAGCAATAGCCTCTGCTTCCTCTGCACCAAACGCTAAGCGAGACTCAAATTCTTTATCGCGTAAAGCTTCAACCCTCAATAAGTTTTGAAAATGATTGCTGTCTATTTTTACTTGGCTACCGTTTCCAAACATAACTGGGTTGTTGGTTTTTCTTTCACGAAGAGTATAAACAACTCGTTCTTTGTCTGTAAGACCAACCTCTGTATCAAGCCAAACATCATCAACAGTAAGAGAGGGGTTTGTAGAATATGATAATACATTATCTACATAATTATTGAATGGATTGCGTGGAGCAAACTCCTGCGCTTCCTGTTCTGATACATAGAATTGACCACGTTTGTTGCGATCTCCCTTAAAGCTGTCTAATGCCCAAGACCAAAAATTATGGCGATGGTCTTTGTCCTGTGCTAATTCTGGAAATCTTTCTTCTGGAGCATCCCGCGTCAGGCCTTCACTATAGTTAGACTCTGTATAGTATTTTTTGAATTCCTCACGAGTCTTTACAATACCCTCCCTTGCACTGCCAGTTAAAATAATGGAGTCCAAAAGAACATTCTTCATGTCTCTTTTAGCCTCCGCAGACATCTCATCAAAACTAGAATGGGCAAGAATCTTTGCGGCGATTGTATCTGTATCTTTACCAGCGTATTCTGAGCCAACAATAGTGCTGATTAAATCGTAACTGGCTTGAGTGTTCTGGATTCTATTAAGTGTTGAGCCAAAGCGTTCTGGCCCCTGGTCAAAAGCATTTTGCAGGTTTTGTAGCTTGCTAACTTCTTCAATTTCTAAACCCATACGAGAGTTAAACTGTGGTCTACCTCTGAAAGAAGTATCATTACGCAGTGCGGCAAAAGCAAACTGTAAAACTTGTATGTCCTTGTTGGGAGCTTCTCGGGTGTTAAGACTGTTTCCGCTTAAAATAAATCGAACATCACTAATTAACTGAGTGTCTAAAGAACCAGCTTGCTTGAGATAACCAACAACCTCTTCTCTGTTTTCTGGAGTAGCGTATCTGTTGTCTCCAGAAAGGCCATTGGCTCGAAGAAAAGTATCTAGTTCTGGCGATGTGGCGGTTCCACCGCTAATTTTTCTACTAATCTCAAGTAAGGCTTTTTCTTCCTTGCGGTCATTTATAAGTTTAACTCTTACACTGCTCATGTGGGACTCAGCCGCACCGCGCGTTTGTTGGTCCATATCTTGATACAACTTAAACAGTTCTGGCTTTGCTTTTGCAATAGGACTTTTGGGGTCTAAAGCCATAAGGTCAATAATAACTCTATCTACCTGACTTTCGCTCAAGTTAACAAAGTTAGCAGTTACACTTTTTTCAAAAGCGGCCAACTTAAATCTACGGCGAAAATCATTAGAGCCAGCAACCGTTTGCCCGTAAAAGGCCATGCTGTCTTTTGCCATACCATCAATAATGCTAGAGGCTTCGGCAACTGTTGTGTCACCATTAGCAACTCTCATAGAAAGATCATTAACCATTTTTGCCTGAACATTAATTACGTTGTCCAGGTCAAGTTTAGACTCAAGGGTTGCTTTGTTTTGTTCCGCTTTAAGCGTGTATTGACTAGCAGTCTTATACCCCATCTCACCAAACTCATTGGCAAGAATAACATCTCCTTGATCCTCTAATACTTTTTGGGTTTGATAGATATAATTTGTTATATCAGTTTTGACTTGATCAGGATTTTGAGGGTTTTTTATAAGTGCTCGTTGCGCAAAATTATCAATATCAATTTCGCTTTTTAACATATAGCGTTTATCTAAGATTTCTTTTGCATCTGCACGACCAGCCCTACCAACCCAAACATCTTCTGGCATTTTGGCTGGAATTAATGTGCCGTTTTCATCACGAGCATCTAAGGGCGCACCAAGAGCATACTCTCTAGCCTTTTTCTGCCCTAACTGGGCGGCAATTTTTAATCCGCTTTGACTTATGTTAAAGAAAGACTCAGCTTGTGCTTTGTATAGGTCTTCTTTGCCAGTGCGTGTATTTACGACACCAATTCTTTTGTTAAGAACAGATTGACCTGGACGAGTTCTTTTAATTTCTACCATGATTTACCTATGCTATCGCCGCCGCAGTTATTGCGGTGCTAAGAAGACTTCCGTAAGTTTGAGCCTTAATTGCTGATGCTTGGGCCCTACCACCAGCGCGAACTGACCTAGCTTGACTGTAGAGGTTTGCTACCTCTCGTTCTTCTTGTGTGCGAATGCGATCTACATCACGGCCATATAATGCGGCCTCACGCCTACGAAGTGCCTCAATGCTTCGATCACTGCGCCCCATGTAAGCGGCGGCGGCTCTATTCTGAGAAGCAGTTTGAGAATACTGCTCTGTTCGATCGAGATGCTGTTGTGTTGCAATCTCTCTTACCTGGAAACGCTGAAGCTCAATTTCAGCGGCCTGACGTTGGGCCTGGCGCCTTGCTTCTCTAGCGGCTTTTTTGCCAGCACCAAGTCCCGCTATTGAAGATACTGCCGACATTGCTAAATATGTTGTTGGTTCCATTAGAATGTTACCTCAATTACCATACCATTAATCTGCAAGTCGAATGGAACAGACTGCGTAACAGTAACAGTAGGGTCACGACCAATTCCAATCAACCTAAATTCTTTCCTACCTGTAAACTTATTCCTATCAAGTGAAAAGTCATCGGTAGTATTTCTAATAATCATGTCCTTACCGTTGACTGCGGCAGACAGTGTGTCCTCAAGATCGAGAGTAACCATATCAATTTTACGAGGGCCAGCAGTAATTGGCCCACCAGATGTTATCGCATCGATAGGCATTGTCTCTAGGATAGGATTAAACTGATACCCAATGTAGGCAGTAGTAACCTCTTTAACAGAAGACACATCTACCTGACCGCCAGACACAGTAAACTCACCCAGATAATCTGTGCCGCTAACTACCTTAACAACAGCGCCATCACTAAACTGAGAGCTAACAGTGAACACACCAGCAGTCCCAGTAAACTCATTACAGAAATCCATGGGCATTTCAGTGTTAAACTTCTCAAGGAAGTAAGAGTCTGTGCCATCACCATCGTCCCGAATTGTAATGGCGTATACATTGCGATCTACAGAGCAGATACTATGAAACTTGCCAGGCGTATCCCACAACATCCATCCTGCTCTCTTGTCGCCACGAGAGGAGTAGAAAATAGAAATGGTATTATCATCGTTAATCATAAAGCAGTAAGACTCTGCTCGATCAAAGCCACCCTTAATGCTTGCAGACTGAATAGGGTCGCGCATCAAGTGTTGTGCGGTTACAGAGACATTCTCAGTGTTGTAGGCTTGCTCGACCTCACTATACACATAAGAACCCAGCATCTTGCCAGAGGCTTGCGTATAGAGCGTTGCGCCATCAAACGGCTGGGGTCGCATAGGGGAGCACCCAAACGGCGTCTGACGCTTCACTATGGCGTTTGCAGGGGTAACTGGGCGATCACTAAAGGCAGGGATAAAGGACTCGGAGCTTGCAGAAAAGATTTGCAAGTCACGATTAACCACCAAGTGCAGGATTTGAGAGTATTCACCAAAGTTTGAGTTTAGGTCAATAGCATCATCATCGCTACCGTCACCCACATCAAAGTTAAAGAACGTGTTGGATTGGGAGGCCCAGACATGACCAGGCTGTGACGTAGAGCCAGCAAACCACAAGCGGCCCTCATGGAATGTAACTGCACCAGGATAACCGCGAACAGTGGAATAAGACTGCTCATACCACTCAGGAGTTGGGGCTGTGGAAGAAATCTCTACAGAGCCACCGCCAATAGCAGAGGAGGATGCGTTAGAACCAGCAGTATATTCAAATGTATTTAGATCAATAACACGAGTTACTGTTTTGGTTCCTTCCATGTGAGTCGCGTTAAGGCCACCCAAAGCACCCACACGATCAATAGTAAAAGAGTTACCAACAGCCAAGCCATGCAAAGCCATAGTAACTTGAACAACACTAGTGCCATCAAACACTTCAATAGAATCTGGAAGCAATCTACGAAGAATTGTTCCAGTAACATCCACAGTAACTTCAGTTGCACTAACATAAGTTTTAATCTCGCATGGCGTATTGCCAATTAAAAGGTATGCGCCAACATGATCTGCCACAAAGTAATCGGCGCTAGATGTAATTGTAATACCAGTTCCCGTGACCGCAGAGGGGGTAAGAGTTACACCAGAAGGCTGAAACTTAAAGTATGGATGCGTTGGGCTGGAATCATTACCGTTATCATCAAAAGCAAAGACTTCAGACGTAAAGGTTTTAAGGCCAGTTCTACGCAATACGCGCGTCGGAATAGTTGGATGACAGATAATGGTTACATCCCCAGATGAAGCAAGCGTAAGGCTGGGAATAGTGGCGGTCGTCCAGGGGCAGTCAGTTGCACCGCTAAGGGTAACGGGAGTTGTATCAACCTCTCCAGTAGTAGGATTAATAAAGAATATATCTAGCGCATTGTTCTTAAAACACAGGATGTATTCCTCATCGTCAGAAAAGGTAAACGGCTCTGCTCGAATCTCAAGGCGATTGGCAGTGTCTACACTATCAGAGAACTTGTAAATAAACTCTCCACCAGGACGTTTCTTTACACCACCTTCGTTAATGATAATAAAGTTACGCACCTTTTGACCGCCAGCCTGATAGACTGCGGCGTCAACGCGAGAGGTAAATGATGGGCTTAGTTCACCGTATTGAAAGCTGTGGAGCGGTATCTTTAGTTTAGCCATTATGACCGCCTTTCGTTAATGAACCTCGATGTCGTTAGTTTGCGTGTAGTGTTTTGCTGGCTGTCCAGATTACGCGCCTTTGCCATCAAGATAGACTTCTTCTGCTCCATGATGGAAGTCAGAGATTCATTTCGAGCAATAGAACTAGCAAAGATGGCCGCTAGGCTATACTCAACCGCAAGCGTAAAGTAAGAAGGCCAGTTGATTTCTTCAGCACGGAATATAAAGTCTGCAATGACTTCTTCATTCTCGCTGGCATCACAAAAGACTTTGTCGCCGTATATTGTGTAATTGATTGGCTGGTCTGCGATAGTGACTGCGTTCAGCATAAGCGTCCCTGATGGAAGCTGGTATGCGGCGTCAAAACGGCCAGTAGGTTCTTCAGATAGTCGGGCAAGCTGGGCTTGCTCAGTGGCGAAACGCCAGCGTGTGTCGCACAAACTTGCTTGCGCCACGTCTTCATACATATTTACAGCAACAAGGGCCTCAGTTGTATTGTCTTCAAAAGAAGTAATAGGCTCTGCCCCAATAAGGATCAAAGCCCGTGAACAAATGTCGATTGCACTATTAGCTACTGTGGATGCCATGTCGCCTCGCTATTGGTAGTAATGAGGGGCAGGACGAACCTGCCCCTCCAAACACTAGACTTAGTTGTTGTCCAGAAGTTCGTAGATACCATTGCTGTCGATAGCAACAGAACCCATGCTCATGTGAGCAGTTACCAAGTGAGCCACTTTCTGTGGAACGTAGTTCACTTCGGTAGCGACATCTGAACCAACAGCCAGACCAACAGCAGAACTGTGGTAGGCAAAGTTCTTGCCACCAGCAACAGCAGACGTTGAGAAGATCTTGAAGCCCAAGAACTCTTTCATTGTCATGCCGCCAGCGAATGGCAGGTTTTGGTCGCCAACGTAATCGCTTGATGCGAACTCGTTGATGCTGAACAAGTCGGCATAACCAGCAGGTGACATAGCGATGTAACGCTGTCCGTCTTCTGGAATGTCGGCTGAACCAAACAACTCGAAAGTTGTCAGCAGGTCGCCTTTAACCAAAGCACCTGTGGCATCAGCAACTTGTGTTGCGTTTGCACCAGCGTCCATAGCGGCGACGATCAGTTCGTCGGTCTTACGGCCAAGTGCGTAGGCGGCTGACTGAGCAACAGACTGACGCTCGTCGATGTTGATTTTCAACTCGTCCAGCTTGTCGATATACTCAGGTGCATAGTGATCGGTCAGTGTGGCAGTTACGTTGGTGTGTGCCAACTCCATGCCAGTAACGTCACCGTTGCGTGTTTTGGTATTGGCAGTGCCTTTACCGATGATTTGGAATTTTGCAGTAGAGCCAGTTACATTGCTTGCTTGGCGAACAGTGTTGCGGAGTTTCGAACCCATACGCTGATAAGCAAGGTGAACCTCAGACTCGAACTGCGTGATAAAGGCTTGGTCGATTGTATTAGCCATTTTTCAATAGTCCTTATAAAAGAAGTTTACATTAATGTCAGGAATGGTTGTCCGAGCATCGCATCATCTGGTTATCCCTATGTGGGGCCATCCGCTATCAACGGGCCGCTAACAGAATGATAATGCCTGAAATGGTGCATTTTTGCAACAGAAAAAGGGAACGCCCGTCTGGACGCTCCCTCTACGCTCTTGGGGGTAGCGTATTATTTGTAGAGTTTAGCAAACCCTTCATCGACTTGCTTAACAAACTCAGCGTCACGCTGGACGTTATTCCAGTAACGAGGGTCTTTCATCATAGACTCAAGCTCCCCTTTGGATAGGCCAGTCGTTGCTGTCTCTTCGTTGGATACTGCTTGCCCCTGCATCTCGCCCATAACGAACTCAAGAAGCTGGATGCCTTCAGCAGTTTCACCCATGCGAATAATCTCGTCGCTAAGATCTTCTGGCACAGTCTTTTTGGCCCACAGTGCCACAGCCTCGATACGAGCCTCTGCATTGTCACCAAGTTTAGCGGCCTCTGCCTCAAGATCAGGGCCTTCTCCGATAAACTGAGACAGACCTTGCTCAAACTCTTCTTGGCTCATGCCCTTGTCCCAAGCAAGTTTTGACCACCAATCAATGTTTGGATCGTCTGCTAGTTCCTCAGTTCCCTCTGGAAGCATGTAGTCACCAGCACTTTCAGGGCGGTTCTCATACTTTGATGCTTCGAACTCTTCAGACAAAGTCTTCTTTAACTCTTCCTCGCCCTTACCCAGCTTACCTTCCAGTGCTGAGTATGAAGTCACCAGGTCTTCTGGTGTCTTAAACTTTTCAGGCAACCACTCTGGGCGGTCGCTTGTCTCTACCCCTGCCGCATCTGCGTCAGGTGCAACACCCTCTGGTGCTACATTATCTGTTGCTTCAGTCATTTGATTCTACTTTCTCTGCATGTTTAATTCGTCTCTCAATGAGACCCACAAAATAACGCTGGCCCTCCAGGTGTCGGAGTTCGCCATCGCTAATGCCCCCGCCGCTTACCGCATCCAATGTAATGGAACGGAAGTAGCGCAGAACTTCTTTGCCCTCTGGTGTGTTGAAGAGAGCCTTAATATTTCGTGATAACCTTTGGTCTTCCTCTTTTGGGCGAGGAAACCCATCTACTCCAATGTGCGACATCTATTCTCCACCGCCACCTTGCATCTGCATCATCTGTTGCATTTCTGCCATCTGTTGCATTTGCTCCTGTAAGGCTTCTCGATCAGCCTCATCCCTAATCAATCCGTCTGGAACCCCAAACTTCTTAGCAAGGTAGACCGCAGTTTCTTCTGAGTCAATCAACATATTAACCATATCAGGGCCAAAGTTTGCACCAACCACCTCAAGGAAGCGAGCCACAGTTGTGATGTCTTGGTTAGACTGAGCCTGTGCCAAGGGTGATACACTGCGGACTTTTACCTCGCGGCCATTGACTGTAGGCAGGTCAATGCGTCCCTGTTTCTTGAGAATGTAAACTACACGCTGGAGGATAGGTTGAACCATCTCTGCTTGCAGTCGGCCAAACGCAGAGCCAATACGACGAGACAGGTCTGCCATACGCTCTGCAATCTCTGTGGCTGTAGCTGGTGTGCGGTTTGGATCACCAAGCATATCGTTATACAGCGCACGTTTAATGTTCATGCGCATGTCATTTAGAACAAGGCTTGCCACATCAAAGCTACCTGCGGCGTCTACTGGTTGTAGTCCACCAGAGCCAGGGGCTTTAGGGATAACTGTGCCAGGCACAAGGTTGATTGTATCAACATTAATAATCCCATCATCATCCATCTGGTAGATACCAGAGATAGCCATCTGAGCGTTCTCAAGGATA